GCCTTCCCTTACCCACGTTATATAACTAGGAGAAACAATGCCTTTAAAATTCGGTTACTCTAAGAAGTCAATCAGCAAGAATATAGGAACTGAGATAAAGCATGGTAAACCACAAAAACAAGCTGTGGCTATCGCATTATCTATTGCTAGAGACGCAAGAGCAAAAGCCAAAAAGAAGTAATGGAAATTCGGAAGGCAAACATAATTCATTCTGTTAAGCACCAGAAGTTCGTAGCTTCATTCCCTTGTGTAGTTTGTGGCAACGATACCCAAGTTCAATGCTGTCATATTCGTTCTATACCTAAAGTAGGTAATGTTGGTAAAGGAATAAGAGATGATAGATTTTGTATTCCAATGTGCTTTACGTGCCATACCCAACAACATCTTATAGGTGAATTAGAATTCTTTGAAAAATATAATATAAATCCTATATTGATTTCTATGAAGTTAGCTAGTATATCTCCTTGCATTAAAATTAACCAAGCAAAACAGGAAGGTGCATACAATGGAAGAATTAACTATAAAGAACATATCCGAAATAACAAAAAAAGTTCTTTGCAATCATAAACTCTACAAAGACATAAACTTCTTTGACGTTCCACATAACAAAGTTTGCCTAGCAGTAATTAGATCAATTACAGAATTATCTTATAATGAAATAGGTAAAGCTTATAATAAATCTTGGTTTACAATTTACGCAAGTGTTAAAGATTGCCAAAAGAATGGTTTAAAATCTTTTACAAATAAAATTATAGATTTAGTAAAGGCACAGGTAAAATGAAAGCAAACCTTAGGATTTTATCTTTAGGTGCTGGTGTACAGTCATCTACATTGGCTTTGATGATAGAAAAAAACCTAGTACCAATGGTTGATTGTGCAATATTTGCTGACACAGGTGCAGAACCTAAAGAGGTTTATACTTGGTTAGAATGGTTAAAAGAACAAGTTTCTTACCCAGTTTATATTGTCCAATGGAGAAATTTAAAAGAAGATTTAATTGCAGTCGCTAATGGTCAAAGAAATATTGTCCCAATACCATTTTTTACAATAGATGAATCTGGGAAAAGAGGAATTATGAGACGACAATGCACAGCAGACTACAAAATCAGACCAGTTACTAAAAAAATAAGAGAATTGTTAGGTTTGGAAATAGGACAGAAAAGAAAAGCAAATACAAAAGTTGAATTATTAATGGGAATATCTAAAGATGAAACAATGAGAATGAAACAAAATCAAATAAAATATATTACAAATGTTTATCCTTTGATTGATATGGGTTGGAGAAGAACCCATTGTCTTGAATGGTTTGAAAAAAATTTTAACAAAACACCACCAAGATCAGCTTGTACTTTTTGTCCATTCCATGATTCAAAAGAATGGTTAAATGTTAAAAAAAATACCGAAGAATGGAATGATGTTGTAAAATTGGAAGCTTTGTTTATAAAAAATCAAGATATTATAAAAAGCAAAACTGGAATGAACTCTCAAATGTTTTTGCACAAATCATGTTTACCAATAGATAAAGTTGATTTTTCAGTTAAAAAAGATGACCAGCTTGATATGTTTAACAACGAATGTGAAGGAATGTGTGGAATATGAAAAATGGTTGGATAGCACTACACAGAAAAATTTACACATCTACTGATTTTAAAAATCAAATGGAAGTTGCTGTGTTTATGTATTTATTATCTATGGCTTCTTATCAACCAACTAAGGTTACATATAGAAAAAAGACAATAATTTTGAATAGAGGTGATGTTTCAATAGCTTATAGGGATTTAGCTAAAAAATTTGATACAACTGTTAATAAGATTAGAACTATCATTAAAAATCTAAAAACAACTAAAAACATCACACAAACTTTGCACAAACGATTAAGTGTATTTAGCATTGTAAAATATAGCAAATATCAAGATTTGCCAACTGAACCCAAACAAGAAACCACGCACAGAAGAACAACTAATACTACTAATACTACTAGTACAGTTAAAAATATGTTAAGTCTTAGCAGTATGACTGATAAACCTAAGAAAATTACCATACCTACCTTGCAAGACTTAAAAACCAAGATCATTGAGAAACCAAGAGAAAAGAACGAATACGAAATTATGCGTGAAAAACTTGACGCAGAAGATTACGAGAAATGGGTTCTCCGACAACTAAATTCTTGATATTAAAGAATAATATCTTTATAATGACATTATACTAGCTAGGTTTGGGTGGGCTTTGTCCCACCCTTTAAAAATTATATATTTACATAATTACAAAATATCACTACTGATTCGGAATTAACTAAACGGAGAATGTAGTTATGGACAAGACACTAGAACAAATCCTAAAGCTTTTGGATAAAGCTGACGATCTTAATGCTAAGATCAGGGACAAAGTAGAAGCTTCACTTGATGAATACGAGAATGAATCAGAAGATGAGTTTGATGACTCAGATGATGACGACTTTGAAAATTCAGACGAAGATTCTGACGAGGAATAATCTAATTAGATAAGCTGTAAAGCTGGAAGGTTATCAAAACCTTAAAAATCAATGTACACTAAAATACTAAGCATCAAGCTTTGGGACTATACAGTCATTTTGTTATTTTTAATGATGGTGTTTTTAATTGGAACATTTTTTCCAAACGATCATATCAAAGACAAAATAAGACAAAGCACTATTGATGAAATTAAGAAGATAGGTTTCTTTGAACCTAAAGTGGATAACACTTCATCAGATAAGTTTATAGCCAGTATGCAGAAATGTATTGCCTATGTAAACTTGGACATACACAAAGACCAACAAATACCAACATCATTAATTATTGCACAAAGCATTGTTGAAAGTAACTTCGGAACTTCAAGATTTGCTAAGGAAGGCAATAATCTATTTGGAGTTAGAGTATGGTCTAAGAATGGTATGCTTCCTGAGAAACAACCAGAATCAATAAATTGGCGAGTAAAAACATATTCAACTAAATGCCAATCTGTAAGACACTACATTAATACTCTAAACAATAATCATCACTATCAAGAGTTTAGACAAACAAGAACTAGAACTAAAGACCCTATGAAATTAGCAGATACATTAGACAATTTTAGCACTAGCAAAGAATACACAAATCATGTTAAGCAGATACTTATTAAATATAAAGGCAAACTATAATGGCAAACGAAACAACATCATCTACTTTATCAGTTCTTATTAAAAACAAAATGAAAGTTAAAGGAACATACAGAGTACCAAAAAAACATAAAAAGAAAAAATGAAAAAACCAATCTGGGAAACAAAGAGACCACCTAATTTAGGAAGTCCAAAATCATTTAATAAGAAAAGCAAAGCTTATAAAACTGCAAGACGATCAGCAGGTCAAAAATTCGGCAAGAAAAACAGCTTTGTTAAAAACCTTTACATAGCAAAGAAGCTTAAATCAAAATGACTTATTTCTTTGTATGCCTAGTATTGTTAATAGCGATATTAGCTTTTGTTATTATTATAATTAAAATCTGTAAATGAACTTACCTAACGAGATAGTCTTTGGAAGCAGACTGATTAAATTAGACTACATTGAGCATGAAGTAGCATCTAAGAAAAACATTTTCGGGGAATTTGAAACAAGCAAAAACCTTATGACCATAGACAAATCACTAGACCCTATTGAGATGAGCAACACCTTACTTCACGAGATATTCCATTTATTACATGATGAATACAAAATAGAGTTACCAGCAAAAGCAGAAGAAATAACTTGTAATTCATTAGCTAATGGAATCTGCCATGTACTTTATCAAAACCAGAATCTACTAGAGTTTCTTTACAAATCACTTAAAAGATAATAATAGTCCAAATAACGAACATAGTCGGTTAATATGGGCAAAGATATACTAGTAATAGATTCTAATAAATTAGGTAAACAAAGATTTGAGTTTACTCCTAAGGTTTTACAGCAAATTCAAGACTTAGCTAGTTATATGTGTACTAAGGAAGAAGTGGCAAATATAGTTGGTTGTCATAGAGCAACATTATATAAACACCCAGAAGCATTAGAAGCATACGATAGAGGGGTTAATGTCGCTAAGCAAAAAATTAGAAAAACCCAATTTGATATTGCTACTAAACTAAATTCCAGTATTATGGCTATGTGGTTAGGCAAAGTTTATCTTGGACAAACCGACAAGATACAAAACACAGACGACAATGTTCCTTTGCCAATATATGACATAGTAGAACACGAAGAACCAAAAGAAGTTATTGAATTGAAGGTAGAAGATGGCAAGTAAATGTGTATTTTGTAACAAAGAAATAACAAACAAGTTAGAGCAACATATTAAAGCTTGTAATAACTGTACAGTATTACTTCTTATGAAAAGACATAACCTAACTATTAGAAAACCAAAAGCCATAACTATTAACACAAAGAAAAAATGAAAAAATTTAGTCTATTAAGTTCTGACAAAAACCCACGAGGTGGTTTATCATCATCTGGTAGAACAAGATACAACAGGGCAACTGGAAGCAATCTAAGACCACCTGTTAAATCAAGACCAGATACTTTGACTGAGTATAGACGTAAAGGTTCATTCTTAGTTAGAATGGGAAGCAGTCAAGGTAGATTGTTTGATTCTAAGGGAAGAAAAACTAGACTGAAGCTTTCATTAGAAGCTTGGGGCTATAAAGGCAAAAGTAAATCTGAAGCAGTAGCTTTAGGTAGAAGATATTTAAAAACTTATCAGAATAAAAAGAAGTGAATCAAATGTGTGGTAGAAAAAAACCAAAGATGCTAGATAGAAAAATGCGAGGAAGCCATGATCTTGAAGTAAGACTTTATGAAGCTTTAAAACAAGCTGATCTTAACCAAGAAGAAATACAAAGACTAAACTTAATTATTAAAAAGCTAGAAGAAGATTTAGAGAACGCACATAAATCAGTAAACTAATGGCATTTAGTAAACCACAGCTAGATGTCTATACTTGTCCAAATAGATTTAGAGTTTTAATTACAGGCAGAAGATTCGGTAAGACTCACTTAGCCATGTATGAACTATTAAGGTTTGCCAGTCGTAAACCTAACTCAAAGATATTCTATGTAGCACCAACTTACAGAATGAGTAAGGAGATTATGTGGAAACAAATCAAAAAACTTACAACTGAAAAGAGATGGATTAAATATGCCAATGAAACAGAACTATCATTAATACTTAGGAATGGTTCTCAGATAAGTTTAAAAGGTGCTGACAAATCACCAGACAATTTAAGAGGAGTTGGATTGGATTTCCTACTGTTAGATGAGTATGCAGATATACCAGTTGAAGCTTGGACAGAAGTTCTACGACCAACAATCTCAGATAAGCACGTAACAGGAAACGTATTATTTATAGGAACACCTAGAGGTTATGGTAACTGGTCTTATGACATATACCAGAAGGGTTTAGGTTCTGACCCTGAGTGGAAGTCATTTAAGTTTACAACATTAGATGGTGGTCAAGTAGATCAAGAAGAAATTAGACAAGCCATGAATGATTTAGATGAACGTACATTTAGACAAGAATACTTAGCTTCATTTGAAACATACTCAGGAGTTGTTTATTATAACTTTGATAGACAAGAAAATGTTAAGGAATGTAAATATGATGACAAAGCAGTAATACACATTGGACTAGATTTTAATATTTCGCCAATGTCAGCTTGTTTATTTCATGTTAAAAATAACATTGTAGAAATCTTTGACGAGATAGTTATTTACAGTTCTAATACTGATGAATTTATTGATGAGTTATTTAGTAGATACCCTAAACAAAAGATGATTGTTTACCCAGACCCAGCATCAAGACAAAGAAGAACTAGTGCTGGTGGTAGAACTGATTTAACTATATTGCAAAATGCTGGATTAAATGTTAAGTGTAAATCTACTCATGCTTTAGTGAGAGATAGAATTAATTCTGTTAATAGTAAACTAAAGTCATTTGAAGGAAAAAGAAGTATTTTTATTAATCCTTCTTGCAAAACACTTATAAATTCTTTAATGAAACAAGTTTATAAGGAAAACACAACGCAACCAGAAAAAGGTAACGGATACGATCACATGACTGACGCACTAGGATACGCAATAGAATACTTATTCCCAATCACATCTAACTTACCTAAATCACAACCTAAAAGATTTTCATAATGCCATACACAAGACAAGAAATAGAAAACCAACATCAGCATTACAAAGGTATGATGCCAAGATGGGAATACTTCATCAGATCATATTTAGGTGGCAAAGAATACCAAGACGGAAAATACTTACAACCTTACCAATTAGAATTTGAAAACGAATATTACAAAAGAATCCAATACACAGCTTTAGATAATCATTGTAGAAATGTTATAGATATTTATTCTTCATTTTTATTTAGAGTAGAACCAACAAGACAACTAGGTTCATTACAAGACGATTTATCAGTAGAACAATTTTTAGATGATGCAGATTTAGAAGGTAGATCATTTGATGCTCTTATGAGAGAAGCACAAAGATTTGCTTCTGTGTATGGGCATATCTGGTTACTACTAGACAAGCCATCAACAAATGTAATGACAAGAGCAGAAGAATTAAATCAAGGCATAAGACCATACATCAACATCTATACTCCTGAGAATGTTTTAGACTGGAACTATGTTAGAAGTGGTGCAGGATATTACTACTTAGATTATTTAAAAATTAGAGAGACATCTACTGATGATGGAGATTATTACAAGTTATGGTTTGTAGATAAAATTGATACAGTATTTATTTCAAACAAAAATAGAGATGAACCAAAACTTATGGAGTCAGTTCCAAATCCAATAGGAAAAATACCAGCAGTTATTTTATACAATCAAAGAAGTCCAATGAGAGGTCTTGGTGTATCTGATTTAACTGATGTCGCTGATTTACAAAAAGCAATCTATAATGAATTTTCGGAGATTGAACAAATTATTAGACTTTCAAATCACCCATCACTAGTTAAAACAAAAGATACTGATGCTGGTGCAGGTGCAGGTTCTATAATTGAAATTCCTGAAAACCTAGATGCAAATTTAAAACCATATATCTTACAACCAAACGGAAGTAATTTAGATAGTGTACTAAAAGCAATCAACTGCAAAGTAGAAGCAATCAATCGTTTATCTCATGTAGGAACTATTAGAGCAACTTCTGAGAGAGTACAATCTGGTATAGCTTTAAGAACTGAATTTGAATTATTAAATGCAAGACTGTCTGAGAAGTCTAAATTAATGGAACTTGCTGAAGAACAAATTTGGAGATTATTTGCTGAATGGCAAGAGACTGTATTTGATGGTGAAGTAGAATACCC